GCCCTACCTTGAAACCGATGCGATAGCTGGCGCCACAGAGTTCTTGACCGACCGCGGCATTGCAGAAGACAGCGATATGTGGACCAAAGTCTTGGACCAGGCGCTGCAGATGGCGCGGGAGCGCGGCGCGGAGTTGGTGGGCAAGCGGATCACAGACAAGGGCGAGATCATCGACAATCCGAACGCCAAGTGGGCCATCACGGACACCACCAGGGCCAACCTACGAGAGTTGGTAAGCAAGTCGGTCGATGAGGGATGGACGACTACCGAACTCCAGCACAACATCCTGCAAAGCGAAGATTTCAGCGCAGCGCGGGCTCTGACCATCAGCAGGACCGAAAGCATGTACGCCTACAACCACGGCAAGCACGAGGCCGCAAAGGGCACAGGACAGAAGTTCAAGCATCAGATCGGCTCTGGGGATGCTTGCGAGGAGTGCATGGGGAACATCGAGGCTGGCCTGATACCGATAGACGAGCCGTTCCCGTCTGGTGACGATTGCACTCCTATTCACCCGAATGATAGGTGCGGGGTGGGGTATTCTGATACGGAGGACGGAGAATAGATGGCGGCAACGGGACGCATAAGAATCGACGAGGAGTCAGCCATGAAGTCTATGCCGGTAACGGCTGAATCAATCCTGCGCGCCGCCATGGCCTTGAGGCCTATTCTCCCTGAAAAGTTCTACGGTCGGTTCATCCTGATCTTCGAGGATGGACGACCGATACGTTGGGAGACTCTACAGAGCGGGAAGCTATAACGCTACTTCGGCGGTTCTATTCCTCGTTGCTGAATAGGTGGGCATCGCTGAAAGTTGGCCCATACGTGTATTCCGTAGGCGATAGACCAACGTGAGCGGCGTTCTGCCCTGTCCTGTTTTCCTGTTCAGCAGCTTTGCGGGACTTTGAACAGAACCGCCCCCCATCCGCGTTTCACATCAGAAGTACGCGCCATGAACTTCGCTCGGCATCGCTTGTTCGCGCAAGTGCGTTCGATCATTGAGGGCATCTCTCACCTCTCACAGCCGGAGCCGCCGGTGCGGGTCGGGGCGGTTGACGGAGTGGGCGCGGTTGAGGGTGTCATCTGGTGACCTCAATCTGGCGGATTACGTCCCTTGCCTGCGGGTAGGAATACTCGACAGAAATGGACGATGATAGAACATCTTTCAGCGCCTCCAGTAGCGCATCTTCCCTAGCGCGCGCCTTGGCGTACGGCGTTACGGCCTCATCGGGGTCGGCGTCGTCTGCCTGGTAGTAGCCACGCCCGGTTGAGTCGATCATCAGCTTGTCGAGAGGATCAAATGCCATTGCTGGCCTCCGTGCGTACCGTCACGTGCAGTTCTGGACCATATCCGCAACCGTAGGAGAGTTGGTCTAGTCCATCGTTAAGTTGTGCCAACTGCGCGGCTATCTCTCCCAGTAAAAGGACAACGCATTCTTCAGATGTCCCCTTACTCTTCAGTGCGAATTCGCGAATCTCAAAAGCTTTCACAGCGTTCCTTTCTTTCCCCGGCACAGGCCGGATGCGTAGATAACGATAACAACGGCCACGGCCAGCATGGTGGGTGCGGAGAGAATAGCGAGTTCTACGCTTGCGTGCATCGTCAGGCTCCATATCGCTGAATCCAGGTCTGGCAGCATTCAACACTTCCAGGTTGGAGTGGATCTTTATCGGAGGCATCAACGGCATGGATAGTTGAGACGATAGCCGAGAAAGCACCCGGAATCTGCTGGAGTTTAGAAACGGCCTTGTTGAGCGTCCGTTCCACGGTAGCGACCGAGACGCCTTCGGCGGCAGCGATCTCTTTGAGCGTCAGACCATACTTCCCCGGCGTGGGTCCAGTTTTCATCTCTCACCTCTCACAGCCGGAGCCGCCGGTGCGGGTTCTGCGCTCAGCTCTGCGGCGTTCCTGCCCGAGCCAGCGCGTATTGGTGATGATTGATCGGATACTGATAATAGCCCCCGGCAGCATCCCGATAACGATGCCTGCCATCATGCACAAGGATTCGCGTTCGGTCACGTGTTCCTTTCCTGTGCCCGGATATACCGCCGGGCTCGGTTGCGACTGCGTTTGAGTAGTAGCTTCAGGACCCATGCCATCCAAGCTTATTCGAGTCCTGAAGTCCATAGGCTACCCTCCTTCCTGTACTGCTCAACCAACAACCGTGTAGTTGATAAACGCAGGATAGCACCTCTGATGCGCATGTCAAAAGAAAAGTTTAATAAGCGCGAAAGATTTGTATTGATAAACCGTCCGAGTGGTGGTTTAATAATCCCAGTTCACAGAAAGAGGATCGGAATGATGGAAGCAGAACGAATCACCAATGAAGTGATGGACAGGAACCAAATGCCCACCCGCCGGCAGGTGGAGCTTGACCGCCAGTGGGCAGAAACAGGATACGAGGAGATGGGCATTAGCTTCGACCATACCGGCCAGTACCACTATCCACATGCCAACATCCTCGGCGAAGGGCTGAACGTCAGCGAGTTGCGGAACGACGACGGCATTGCTTTCTTCACTGGCATCCGTAACGCGCTGGTTTTTGAAGTCCTGGCAGGACTCGTAATCTGGGGACTGTGGGAGTTGCATCACCCCATCATGTTCCTGGCGCACTGGCTGGTGAGCCATGCACGTTAACCTCCGCAATGCCTACCTATGCGCAGACTGTGACGCTATCGGAGACTCTCCAGAGATGTGCCCGGCCTGTGCAAGCCGGTTGGGCATCCTGCCTCTGATTACCGTCCTCAACAGGACCCAGAAGGAGAAAACATTGTACGCAACCAACAGACAAGCAGAGGCCGAAGCAATCGTGAGGATTCTTCACCAGACGAAAGAGCGCATGGACTACGAGGCTGGTCTTTGCCTCCTATGCCTGAATCGGGAAGACAACGGCCACGAGGAGAACTGCCCTTTCCAAATGGCAGACGAGTTCATCGCCAAGTACGGGACTCACCCGCCGAAGGAGCCGAAAGTCAAATGACGCTCCCTGATTTCATTGACGAAGTCTACGAAAAGACGCACTGGCCGCAGATTGAGATTCTGCGATTGATCGAGTCCAACTGGCCGGGACACGACCGATTCACTATGACGCAGGCCAACCTGATGGTCAGTTTGATTGACCGCAAGAAGAAGGAGATGCAACTTTGAGCACCATCTACAGCGAACTGCTGGCAGCCGCCGGCACTGAGTTTCTTCCGCAAGCCGAGGGCGAGCCTGACGGCCACTACCTGCGGCGCCTTGTGCTAGCCGTGTCGAAGTGCTCGGATGAGGCTTGGGAAGCACTGAGCACCGCCGCGCACGACTGGTACAACGCCCAGGCTATCCGCGTCAAGGCGCAACAGGACCCGGAAGAGTGCCCCGGATTCGACGGAGCATTCGCTCAGTGGGAGCATGAGCACAAGGACGATCAAGTTGCTTTTGTGGACGCCAGCGTAGAGCAGCTTGCGAGTGCCGGATTCGACAAGGGCATTCTGGAAGAACTGGAGGCCCAGCGTAAGCGCGTTGCTCATCTTGCGGGGCTCGACAAAGCGCCCGCTGATCCCATCGTCGATGCCGTCATTGATTCCGGCTGGCCTACTGGTCCAGAACTCCCCAAGGCGTCATCCAATGACGTGGCACATCAGGACTCGCAAGCGGCTGTCGTGCAAGAGTTCGATACGGTTATCAAAGACGCATTCAAGCCCTACGACTCTGAATCCAAGCGCACCGCAACCGATGCCGTCCGTGCGCTGGTGATGCAGCATCAGGACTGGAATCAATCGCAGATCGCCGCAGAGCTCGAAGCCCACGGCCAGCCGGTGAGCCTTGGCACCATCGCCACGGTGCGCAGCATGACCCTGGCGACCATCGCTGTAGCCAAGAGGTTGGGAAAGTGGGTAGAGGGATGAACAACATCACGCTGATAACTTGAATCCCAGAAAGGTTAACATGCAACCAACTAATCAATCGCCTCCGGTAAGTCTTGAGTGGCTTGCCAAACAGTGGAGGATTTACCGAGAAAGGACCCAATGAGCACACCGTTGAAGGCGGTATTTTCTAACTACGGGCTGAAGAAGCTCACCATCAAGATGTTTGCACCCGGCAACAGGACCCACAAGACCGTCATCCTGGCAGCCGGCAAAGGCAACGTGTTCAAGCCCGGCGGCGAGTTCGATGTACTGTCCAACGTGGCCGACTCGCTGGAAACGCAGTTCCCTAACGATGAGTTCCGCATGGTCCAGGTTGGCCCGGCGGCGTTCAACTTTGTGTGGCAGCGCAAGAAGACGCTCGAAGAGGTAGCCGATAGGGTAATGATCGGCGGGATGCACCTGGGAGAAGTGGCAACCGTGGAGGTGGGCAGTGGAATATGAAGCGGTGGTTTTGATTGCAGACGGC